AATAAAAAACGTTTTGTATTTGCACAAAAGACTGGTGCAGATTACACAGCGGTAAAATTACTTGAAGACAAGTACAGAAATGTAATCTACAAGTATGGTAAAGTTGCGTTTGCAAAAGAAGAAGATAGCAAAGGTCACTTGCCAATGAAGTTTGATTATGATATACTATCCAATCCAGAATCAAAAGAGATTGATACACAAGAGTTTATAGATTATATCGGTGACATATTAATTGAAGTAATGGAACAACAACTAAACTCCGGCAAGGTAGAATTTACAAATGAATAATGAACGAATTGAAATAAGTATATTAAGAAACTTGATGTACAATGAAGCGTACATGAGAAAGGCTATACCTTTCTTAAAAGAAATATACTTTGCAAAACGAGAAGAAAATATTTTGTTTACAGAAATATATGCTTTCATATCAAAGTATAATAATCTTCCTACCAAAGAAACCATTATGGTTGAAATGGGTTATAGAAAAGATTTAAATGATGACGATGTAAGAACAGTAAAAGATTTATTAGAAGTATTAAATCCTGAAGATGTTGACCAGAATTGGCTGATTGATACAACAGAAAAGTTTTGTAAAGACAGAGCAGTCCATAATGCAGTATTAGAGGGTATTAAGATATTAGATAAGAAAGATAGTAAGAGATCACCAGAGGCAATACCAAGTATCTTGGCTGACGCCTTAGCAGTTTCATTTGACAATCATATTGGTCACGACTATTTAAATGATAGTGAGGAAAGATTCAATTGGTATCATACTAAAGAGAAAAAATTCCAATTTGATTTAAGTTATTTTAATAGAATTACAAAAGGTGGTGTACCAAGTAAGACTTTGAATATTGCATTGGCAGGTACAGGTGTAGGTAAGTCTTTGTTTATGTGTCATTGTGCTAGTAGTTTTTTAGCACAAGGTTTAAATGTATTGTATATCACTTTAGAAATGGCAGAGGAAAGAATTGCAGAAAGAATAGACGCTAACTTATTAGATGTATCTATGGACGATCTCCATGATATGCCTAAATCTTTATACGAAGATAAACTTAAAAGGTTACAAGATAAAACTAAAGGTCAATTCATCATTAAAGAATATCCAACAGCGTCTGCTCATAGTGGACATTTTAGAGCATTATTAAATGAACTTGCTTTAAAGAAATCTTTTAAACCACAAGTATTGTTTATAGATTATTTAAACATATGTGCTTCAAGTAGATTTAAAGGTGGTAATATATCATCATACTTTTATATTAAGGCTATTGCTGAAGAATTAAGAGGTCTAGCAGTAGAGTTTGATCTACCTATTTTCAGTGCTACACAAACAACTAGAACTGGTTATACAAGTACAGATATTGGTTTAGAAGATACAGCAGAGTCTTTTGGTTTACCAGCAACGGCTGACTTTATGTTTGCTTTACAATCAAACGAAGAATTAGAACAACTAGGTCAAATGAAAGTAAAACAATTAAAGAATAGGTATAACGACCCAGCAATTAATAGATCATTTATTGTAGGTGTAGATAGATCAAAAATGAAATTATATGATGTACAAAACACAGCACAAAATATAGTAGATAAAGGAACTGAAAGTAAACCATCAGGAAAAAATCCTTATGATAAGTTTTCAGATTTTAAAGTATGATAAAAACTATTATAACATTTCTATTCATTTCATTTATTCTTGCCTTGGGAAGAATTATTCCACACCCACCGAATTTTACACCAATTTTAGCAACAGCAATCTATGCTCCATATCTAATCAAAGATAAATGGGTTGCAATGTCACTTCCATTATTAGCAATGTTTATTGCAGATTTATGGATAGGGTTTCATCCATATATGTTATGGGTGTATGGAGCAATAGGATTATCAACACTAATTAGTAATTTGTCAATGCGTTTTGATAAAGAATATATGCAGTTAGGTATAATGGCAATTTTATCTTCTATATTATTTTTTATAATAACAAACTTTGCAGTATGGACTATGTGGGATTATTATCCCAAAACAATTGAAGGTTTAATAATGTGTTATACAATGGCGATACCGTTCTTTCATAATACACTACTAAGCACTATAGTATATACATCACTAATAGTTTTAACAGTAAAGAAAGGAATGAAATATGCGAACAATTATATTTAGTTTATTATTAATAATTGGATTGGCTGGATGTTCAAATCAAACATTTAAACCAGATACTACTACATTAAAATATGGTAATACTGGTCAAGATGGTGATAGTGTGAATGGTGATTATAATTCAGAGAATTTTACTATTACACAAACATTTAAATGGTCACAATAAAAGGAGATATATAAATGAAAAAATATTGGAATTGGAAAATAAATCTAATACGAAAGTATCCAGTATGGTTTTGCCTAGGTGCCTGGATTGAAGGTCTAATAATAGGATTATTAATTTATCATTTCTTTATTAAATAATTATGCCAAAAATACAAAAAGTAAGATTTAGTAAAAGCGATAGACGACCAAGAAAAGATTATCCTAAATTATCATATACTAAAGGTATGATTAAAAAAGGTCGGAAAATACTATGGCAAGTTAAAGAAAAACCTACCAATAGTATAGTTGCAACTTACTTTTTTGAGGAAGACGCAGATAAATTAGTTAAGTTTCAAAACAAAAATAAAGTATGGGAAAAGAACGGCGGTATCCCTAAAATGTTCTGGATTAACGAGCATTAACTCTTGCCTCTTTCTTATAAATATGGTATAAGAAAGAATTATGGCGTACAATTTAGCAACGGTTTCAACATTAGAACAACACGTACCATCAAATATTAAAGGTGAGTTTATATCTTTATTAAAGTTAATGGTAGAGGGCGCCTACTATGGCGATGATTCTCCTGTCACAAAGTCTAGAGTATATACAGTTAAAGTATCTCCAGACAATCTAAAAAAAGTACTACCTACATTAAAGAAAAAATATACAGCTACTGTTAAATCAGGTGCCAAACTATCTGCTGACTTTATCGTACAAGATTATAAGATAAGATTTATTGAGACAGGTAAAAAATCTGTAAAACAATTAGACGCACAAGTTGTACAGAAACAAGAAAGAGCCTCACTTTGGATTATTAAAAGATCATTAAAAGATAAGATTAGATATACAAGTGCTGAAGATATATCTAAAGACAAGAAATATAAAGAACTAGTGGCGATATATCCAGATGTTATGGAAGATGGTTGGTTAGATAGTTTTTATGCACAACAAAAAAAGATGTTAGAAATTTTTAGAGGTAAAAACTTCACAGAATATAATAGAGACGGTGGTTTTATGGATTATATCTCTAACTTAATAAGAGATAAGTTTAAGATTTCAAAAAAAGATAGTTGGAATCCTGCCGATATTTGGTTAATAAACAATGAGAGTACTGTTAAACGAACTATAAACAAAGCTATGGAAGGAAAGTCAGTATCTATTTCTAAACTAAATGACGTGATGAAGATATTATATTCAAAACATAAAGTAGCAGGTATATCATTAAAGAAAGTTACCAGTAAAGAGGCAAGATTTGAAGAAGTAAATACTAAAAACGCATTAATGAAAGACAGTAAGTTTGTGATGAGGTTAACTAGATCAGCTATGAAAATGACAAACAAGTCAGACAAAACATTATCATCAGCTGATATGAGAATAGATATTAAATCATCTAACGATGTTTGCGAGTTTCAAATTAGACAAAACGGAAAAGGATTTAATCAGAATTTAAAATTTGATGGTAAATTTAAAGGTGCTGGTGCAGCTCGTATAGGTAAAGTACCAGTAGATTTATTAGCAAAATTAATGGCAGAGTATGGTATAGGAAATAATAAAAAATTATTCTTTGTGAATAATCATAATCTATATCCTAAATCATTAGCAGAATTTGACAAAGTAAAAAATATATATAAGACAAGATTTGATGTAGTCAATAGACATACAGATACAGGTATACCAGCGTCAGCATTTATTGGTAATATGTTGAAGTCGTATAACTCTCCAGATTTAAGGAACGGTGTATCTCATACTAAATTAATGGAGTTAGATTTCTTATATGTTATATACGCTATACCTACAGCAAAAAGAAATAAAATGCTGACGGACATGGTGTTTTTGGCAGAGAAACGAGGGCAACAATTTGGTCCATTTGGCAAGTTGTACTAGTATAAATATAAGCAAATGATTTAAGATATGAGAAAGTGAATTAATTTATGGAAAGAATGAAGGACAAATGTTTAATTTTAAAGGTTTCATAACAAAGGAAAAGAATACACATTTAGAACATCTAGAAGATGACATAATCAATAGAGGTTCCAAAGGTGGAGATAATGCTATAAGGTTTCTAAAGTCAGTTAGAAACATGTTAGTAGGGTCTTCTGGAGCTAAAGTAAATATGTCTGTCAAGTGGGACGGAGCTCCTGCTATTATATGTGGTATAAATCCAGAAAACGGTAAATTCTTTGTTGGTACTAAATCAGTATTCAACGTCAAGCCAAAAATCAATTAGTAATCATAGTGGTCCTGTTGCAGATAAATTAAACGTCTGCTTAAGAGAATTAAAAAAATTAAGAATAAGAGGTATCTACCAAGGAGATTTACTCTTTACAAACGATACAAAACAACAAGTTATAGATGGCGAACCCATGATAACTTTCACACCAAATACAATCACATATGCAGTACAGGCAAGTAGCAGTATTGGTAGAAAAATTAGAAGAGCAAGAATGGGAATTGTATTTCATACAACTTATCATGGTAAAGATATGAAAAGTTTAAGTGCTGGTTTTGGAACAATAACAGGTAGATCAGGTTCTTCAGCAGTGTGGTTAGCAAGTGCTGGATATACCGATACATCTGGATCATCAACGTTTACTAAAGGAGAACTATCTAGATTTGATGGACTAATTAGAATGGCTGAAGGTTCTTTAGGTAAAGCTTCATCTATATTAAATGAAATGTCAAGATCAAGTGATTCGTTATCAGTAGGTTTTAGATTGAAGGCTTTCTTTAATCATTATATTAGAAACACACAAGGACATATGGGTAAGATTAAACAACTCCAAAAAATGTTCAGAGACTATTATGGAAATATTTTAAAAGAAGAAATAGCAACTAGAAAAACCGAAAAAGGTAAACAAAAATATAGAGATATATTAGATACTAATTTAAAATGGATTGATAGAAATGAATCAGCATTGTATTTTGCTATAGCTTCTCACGTAAGTTTAGGTAATGCAAAGAACTTTTTAATATCAAAGTTATCACAAATACAAAGTATAGGTCATTTTATTAGAACATCAAATGGTTTTAGAGTAACCAATCCAGAGGGTTATGTTGCAGTAGATAGATCAGCAGGTGCAGTTAAACTTGTAGATAGACTAGAATTTAGTAGAGCCAACTTCACGATTAGTAAGGATTGGGTAAAGGGATAATGAATAATATTTACAGTGCTACGTATGAATTTAATTCAGCACCAATAGAAAAAGAAAAGAAAAGAAAAAAGAAAAGTAATAAAGCATATGCTTATTTTCTTCTTAAAAAAAAGAGAATGATGAGAAAAAGAAAATGAAATCATTTATAGAGTACATAAACAAATTTTTAGAAGAAGCTAGACAACCAAAAATTATTTTAATTGGTGGTCCAGGCAGTGGTAAATCTACATATGCAAAATTTATATCAAATGAATTTAATATACCACACATATACCCAGGTGAACTATTGAGAAAAGAGAAAGAAAAAGGTGGTGAAATGGCCAAAAGATTATCTAATTTAGGTAAAGGTCACTTTGCTCCAAATGATATAGTTTTAAAACTTGTATTTGACGCCGTTGACAAAGCAGATGGTTTTGTATTTGATGGCTTTCCAAGATATATGCAACAAGTTAGAGACATGGAAAAGAAAGGTATTGATATAGATAATGTGGTATTTTTAGATGTAAGTCAGGAAGAAGTTATCAAAAGACTAACTGCTAGAGGTAGAGTTGATGATAAACCTGATGTTATTAAAGACAGAATTGCTTTATATAAAAAAGAAACAGGTCCTGTGGTTGACTACTACAGAGATAAACCTGGTTTCGTATCTATTAAAGCAGAAGGTGATACGCCAGAGAGTATAGCTAAGAAGATAATAAATAAGGTTAAAAACAAATAATGAAAAGGAGAATAAAATGGTTGATAAAAATGGAATAAAATTTCCAACACCAGAAGAAGATAATACAATTAATGGTTTAAGTACAACAGTTGATGTATTAGAGGCGGTGAAAGAAAATATTGCTAATGATAATAAAGATGTAGCGATTGATATGATTAATCAATTACTTAATGCTGGAAGTGGTGCATTTGGACCACAAGCACCTGAAGTTGATGAAACTAATACAGACATTAGACAAGAAGAAACAAATTAAGGAGATATAATGTATATAAAAGGTGGTATGAAAAAACTATCCAAAGCAATTGCAAAGTCAGCTAAAAAAAATATGGATGCTGAAATAAAAGTTGCAGAACAAGAGGAGAAAGAAATGATGGAAACAGAGAAGACGCCTGTATTTGGCGACAGTCAAATGGCTGGTATGTCAATCCAGGAAAAGCTTGGTACATGGAGCCATAATTTTTCTCAATTGGATGACAAAGAAAAGTTTTACTATATGCTAGAACAAGGACGTGGCATAGTTAAACTTGATGACGATAAAAGAATAAACGGTTATAGAATATATGGTTGTGTAAGCCAAGTATGGTTATTACCACAGCTTAAAGGTGAAAACATGGAATTTGAAGTAGACGCTGATTCTCACGAGGCAAGAGGAGCAATGTATATACTTCAATCAATTTTATCAGGACACCCACCAAAAGAAATTTTGGAAGTGGACGACAATCAAATTGCTGGAATAGGTTTCATAGATGTATTAACTCCAAAAAGACGAGACGGTCTTTTCGCAGTTGTTAATGCTATAAGAGACTATGCTAAAGACATGAACGAAATAATGGTAGAGCAAAGTCAAGCTGGAGTGGTGGATAAAAAAACAACAAAAAAATATAAGAAGTATACAAAAGCGGGAGAGTAATGAAAAACTTAAAAGAAGTACAAAGCTTTTTAAATGAAGGTGTTTATGACAGAGGCATTTTTAAAGCTTTCTTCTTAGCAGGTGGACCTGGTTCAGGTAAATCATTTGTTACACAAGCCGCTTTTGCTGGCATAGGATTAAAAATAGTAAACTCGGATACTATCTTTGAAAGAGGATTGTTGAAGGCAAATCTATCTTTGAAAATGCCAGATCAGGAAGAATACTTTAGAAATATAGTACGAGACAGAGCAAAACTTACAGCGAATACTCAATTAGATACCTATGTAAAAGGAAGATTAGGTCTTGTTATTGACGCAACTGGTCGTGATAAATCTATAATCTCTAGACAACATTCAATGTTAACAGCACTTGGTTATGATTGTTATATGATTTTTGTAAACACAAGTTTAGAGGTTGCAGTAGAAAGAAACAAGAATAGACCTAGATCAATACCTGAATACATTGTAAAGAATAGTTGGATAAAAGTACAATCTAACATTGGTTCTTTTCAAAGTATATTCAGACCACAAAACTTGTTAATTGTGGATAATAATAGGTCTGAAAAAGAATTAGTAACCAATACAATTGCAACAGCTTCAAAATATATTAGAAGATATATTAATAAAACACCAAATAACTATCTAGCCAAACAGTGGATAGCAAAAGAATTACAAGCAAAGAAAAGAGTATGAAGAATTTTAAAGAATTTACAATACAAGAAAGTATCATAGATATACCTCGTAGAACATATGCGCCAGGTGTATTTGATAAGGCCGATACTAAAGACCCTAAAATGAAACCTAGTGTCAAGAAACAAATACAAGATCAGATTAAAAAATTTGAGGAATATCCTGTGATTAAGATAGCATTAATAGGATCAATTCTAACTAAGCGATATAGAAATGACGCTGATCTAGACATCAATATATTGTTTGATGTACCAAAAAAAGACCAAGAAGAACAAAGATTAACACTATCTAAAAAGTATTTGTCAGCAAGTAATCCTGATAACATACAAGGTAAATTAATACCAGGCACAAAACACCCAATCAATTATTATTTTATTACAGATCAAACAACATATGACGATCAAAATAAAAAAGCAGACGCAGTGTTTGATATAGAAAACGATGAGTTTGTTAAAAGACCAGAAGATTTTTCTTTTGATACAAACTTATATGTAAAAGAATTTGAAAGAAAAGTACAAGAAATAGATGTAGTTAAAGGTGAATTAAAGAGAGATATAATAGATTACCATGAATTAATTGAATTAAAACCAGATGATATTTTAAATCTACAAGAAAAAATTAATGAGAAATTAGAAGAAATAGAAGATAGTATTGAACAGATTGTAAAAGTAGGTGATGGTGTTGACGCAGAAAGAAGATCAGCATTTAATAGTGACATGACACCAGATCAAATAAGAAAATATGGTATTAAAAATAGATTACCTAAAGCAGTTATCTATAAGATGTTGGAAAAATACCATTACTTAAAATTTTATAAGAAGTGTAAAGAAGTTTTAGAAGATGGTAAAGTTACCGATGATGAAATAAAATCTTTAACAAAAGAACAAATAGATGAAATGAATTTAGAATCTGTTGCTAGTGCTTGGAATGATTTAATGAGAAGAACAATCAAAGCACCAAGAATGAAAGCAGGTGTAGATTTATATCTTAAATATTTAAGACAAGGTATGAAAGACGCCAAGAACAAGGCGGCTCAACATGCTGGTATAGATTATAATGAATTTGGTAAAGCAGTTAGAGACGCTGGCTTACCAGAGTCCGTACATGAGGCAGTTAGAAGAAGAAAATCAATGGCATTTACTTTTGGTAGATTTAATCCACCAACTATTGGCCATGAAAAACTTATTAGAAAAGTTAAATCAGTAAGAGCAAACGACCATAAAATTTATTTAAGTAGAAGTGAAGACAGTAAAAAGAATCCATTATCTGCTAGTCAGAAATTATCATATATGAAAAAGATGTTTCCTGCTCATGCAAGAAATATAGAAATTAATAAAACAAATATGATATTAGATATTGCTACTAATCTACATAACAAAGGTTATACAGAAATTTTTATGGTAGTAGGTAGTGATAGAGTAAGAGAATTTGAAACTATACTAAACAAGTATAACGATGTGAGATCAAGACATGGTTATTATAACTTTGATAACATTAATGTGTTGTCAGCTGGTGAAAGGGATCCAGACGCAGACGGAGCTTCAGGTATGAGTGCAAGTAAAATGAGAGCGGCGGCTGTTAAGGGAGATTTAGAAGGATTTAAAAGAGGGTTACCTAATGGTGTGGACGCAAGCCATTTAATGAAAGATGTTAGAAAAGGTATGAGACTAGGTGCTATTCCAGAAAGTTCAGTTAATATTCATTTAGGTGGTGGCAAAAAACCAATGTTAAGCATGGAAGAATTTGGTCAACAACAGATAAGAGACCTATATTTAAGAGACATGATATTCAATATCGGAGAAAAGGTAGACTATACCAAACAAGATATACAAGGAACAGTTAAGAGAAAAGGTACAAACTATATTGTACTAGAAGATAATAAAAACAATTTACACAAAGCCTGGATATGGGATTGTATACCAATCGCCAGTGATAAAGAGGTTGCAGTTAGAGAACATAATTTAAATGTAGACTATGGTTTTGAGGCTGTATCTGAAAAGAAATATAAACAAAAATTTGAAGAATATAAGAAAGATATTGTTAAGAAATTAGAAAAAGAATCTTTTGAGATAGGTGCTGACTATGCCAACCATACAAAAGATGTAACTCCTGGTGAAACACCAGAGGCAACGCCTGTGGACGCTAAGAAAAGAGGCTATCCTACACAACCTGGCTTGGAAAATACCAAAATATCAGAGAAAGATGTAAATAAATGGGCTTGTTCAAGTGATACAATAGATAAATATAAACAGAGATTTAAGGAGGAGTGGAAAATCAAGTTGGATCAAACGATAGCGAAGATGATACAAGATTTATAAACACAATTAAAAAGAGAAATGAAAGATTTTAGTACATATAGAAAAACAATGGCTGTGGCCTACGGAGAGGTACCAAACATATTAGAGAGTACTCTAATGGGTGTCTTATCTGATAAGCAGATAGCGAATTTAAAAAACACATGGGCTATGAAGACTATGAAAGATGTAACTCCTGGAGTTAAGTCTATTCTTAAAAAAATGGATATGCCTACTAAAGTTGCCATTGCAGCTGCTAAAGTTAACATACTTAAAGACATAGTATTCAAAGAAGAATCAGACGAAGAAGTTATTAAATTTATGGAGGCTATTGATGAACAAGCAGATATAGAAGAAGGTAGAATTAAAGATATATTCACAGCAAATCAAGAAGGTGATAGTATTGAGAAGATTGCTAAGAGATTAAAACTTTCAGTTAAAACTGTTAGAGATATATTAGGAGAAGAAGTATTAGAAGATATATTATATGAAGTGGCTGATTCAATAACACCAATGATGTTAAAGGTTCTTAAAAAAGAATACGAACCATTTAGAGGTAGAAAGATTACAGCTGCTAGAGCAAAACAGTTAATGAATATATTAGATAAATTTAATGATAAAAATTTAGAAATTTTAAAAAAACATAACATACCTTTTGTTTCAAGTGGTGCTATGTCAAAACTTATGGTTAGAAAAATGAAATGGAAAACAACAAGTGTGAATCCATTTAAAGAAGAAGACGATATTAATTGGGCAGGCAAATTAGAAGAAAAGAAAAAGGTTAAAGAATTAGACCTACATTTAAAGACTTTGTCCAAAAGCGATCAAAAATTACCAGAACCAGAAGGTAAAAAAATTGCTACAGAAGAAACTCTAGTAGAATATACTGACAAACAAATCAAGATGGCATTTGGTATATTAAATGACCCTAGATACAAAGGTGGTAATTATTCAGGTGCTTATAAGGCAATTGAAAAACTTGCAAAAGGTTTAGCAAGTCATCCAAGTGTTGCTAAGGCATTGAAAAGAGCCAATGAATCAATAGAGGAAATTTGGGGTGCAAGAAAAGCTTCTGGCGGTTATCATGGAGATAAAACATTTAAAAAATTAAAAAGTGAAGTTGAACCTAAAGGAAAAGAA